AGCAAGAAAACATTGCAGGATCTGAAAGTGGACGCACACATAGCAGTGTTGCACACGAAAGTTGATTCACTAATAGAAAAACAAAAAGAACTCACATCACGAGTACGTGCTAATGAGAAAGTAGTTGCTGCTGTAACCTTATTAGGTACAGTGGCACTTGCTGTTATTGGAGCAGGATATTTTGCACCAAAGGTAGATGCATGTAGTATGCCTTTAGATGGAATTCATCCACATGTTTGTCCTCCTTGGGATGGTGTATTATTACCAGAAAAACCTAAAGGAATAACAGAAGAATCATTTGATGAAGAGTTTCCAGATGCTTTTACTCATACAGTTACATTATATGATACAAGAGATGATGATCCGTTTGATATAGCACACATGGGTCATTCATTTCCTACAGATCAGTGGATAGAGAAATTAAGAGATCATGAATCAAGAAAAACTAGGACTAATCCAGAGGATTCTATAAATAAAGCATTAGAAGATATGGAGTTCGACTATGGGAGCAATGACCCCACCAAGCAGGAAGTCTTGTTACAACTTCCGAGTGACGGAGATTAATCGTGTTCTTGACGGGGATACTATTGATGTCACCATTGATCTTGGGTTTGATTTATTCAAGAAAGAAAGAGTTAGAGTTGCAGGAGTTGATACGCCAGAGAAAAGAACAAGAAACCTTGAAGAGAAGGCATTGGGAATAGATGCTACCAACTGGTTGAAAAAGAAATTAGAAGATACTATTGCAGGTGATGGAGATGAACTCACTATTAGAACAGAACTTGTGGGTGGCGTTGGGAAGTACGGCAGGCTTCTTGGTTGGTTATATATTAACGAGGATACTATTTCCTTAAATGAACAAATGATTACAGAGGGTTATGCTTGGGCATATGATGGCGGGACTAAACAGAAAGATTTTGAGGAGTTACGTGAGATTAGGAGAACGTTTGGGACACTGGCAGAGTCTTGATCAAACATATATAGATTCACATGGACAAACAGGCAGACGTATATACGCTGACTGGCACATACCAACAGAGGAATATTAAATGGAAAGCATTATTAAAGAACTTCCACTTCCAAAGGAAGCACAAAAAATGATTGAAGAAGTACCTGCTATTCAGGAACTTATTGAACCAGAACCACAAGGTATTGGTTGGGGAACTGGTGTTGGTTTAGCAGCATTAGTAGTAATTCTTGCAGCAGCAGTTTATAAATCAAAATGCTGTAAAAAATAAATGAGTAATGTAGAAGCAAGTGCTGGTGGTGAAGTTGATCATCAAGGATGGCCAAAGAAACCACCAATATCTGATAGGGAATGTATTCTTAAGTGTTTAGAAAACTGTGAACAACTTGCTGGTCTTGATAAGAAACAGGTGGGAAGATTGATTGTAGAGTTTGCTGTTGAAAAAACAGTAGAAGAAATACAATCAGAATATCCACCACTATAGGAGATCAATTATGGACATACAAAAGGTTGCTAGTACTGGAACTGCTGTTGCTGTTATAGGTGGTGGTTCTATCTTTGGTGGTAACTATGCACTTGACCAAGCAACTGGTGGACCAGAGAAAAGAATCAAAGCAAAACAATCAGAACTTCAACTCATAGTAAGAGAAGAAGTTCGTGCTGCATTGGCAGAGATGCTACCTACATCAACAGGTGGTGTTGTTAGAGTAGATCAACCTAAAGATTATAGACAAGAAGTTCCTAAAAAATAATTATTTCTTTTTCTTTTTTTCCTTCTCCTTCTTTGCATGATTCTTTGCAAAAGGAATTTCAAGTAAACCTTTCTTTACCCGATACTCATTAGTTCTTATTTCATCTTGAGTCAGGCGGTAAGGAGTTTTACCAAGTGCTTTATTAACTTTACCTAATACCTGTTTAATTGCAGGCTTAAAAACCTTTAGTAGTAAATCTGCTAGAGGTTTTGCTAATAGTGCAGATGCACCAGCGACTGCTGCGATAGATGCTGTTGTAGTAGCAACTGCTGCAGAGGGTAGATACGCCTCTACTATACCAATATCTTCATACAATTCTACACATACCCATGTTCCTTGTGGTGTCTTTTGTAGTTCATGACCTACTACTTTTTCTTTTTCACTAGGGCCTACTGCACCAATACGTAGAGATGTTGGACCAGGACAATCAGGTTTTTCATCACCTGCCTTGGGAATACTTGGGGTCTCTGGTGTATTAAGATCTGGTTCAGGTGGTGGTGCAACAGGAGGTGCTTCAGTTTCTGTTGTAATTATTAATTGGTCTGGTTCATAATTCATTGCATCATAGGATGGATATGATCCGTCAGGGCAAATTGTCATTGCTTTTTTAGAATCATTCCTTACCAGATCCTTATCAATTGGAATATTATTTTTGTGTATTTTATTATCTTTGTGCATCTTTACACAACCAGGTATATCCACAATAGGATTACCAATATTGACTACTACAGGTGGAAGTAAGTAATCAACATTAGGTTGTGTTGTCATCCAACGTGGAACATACACATTTGGAATATTATTTGTATAGGTATCAGCAACTTGGACACTCCAAATATTTTGAGTACTTACTGGATATACCCCACTATTTTGTATGGGATTAACAATTACCTTGTTGGTATTAATATTACCAATTTCATTAATACCCATTAGTCTTTAGTATTTCCAACAGAGAATGTTCCTAGATCTTCTGCACTACCATTTGCTTCTACTTTAACTTCTTCTTTAGGTGGTTCTACTTCAATCTTATTAGTACCAAGACTATGCATATGAGGAGTTACTACACCAGCAGGTTGTACTAACATAACATCAGCACATACACTAAAGTATGGTGATTTTGGATGGAACATGATACCAGCTTTCTTAAGTTCGCCGCAATTCTTAAGACGAGCCAATTCAAAGTCTAATCTTTTATTAGCAGTCAACTGTACCATCTGATTGATACTTGCCTGTGCTGCTTCCTTACATTGATCTTGTAGTTTCTTATCTAATGGTCGAGACCATGTAGCAGAGACACCTAATGATACATTATAACTATCTGTCTGATTAGTTCTTGTTGGCATATAATATAAAACATTTCCTGGATTGTCTATTTGACCATCATCGTCAGCATCATGAACGTCATACACTGGATCATCATAGTATTGTTCAAATGGTCTCTGAAATGCACCACCAGCCGTTACATAGGGTGTGATGTTCATGGTAGCCCCTTGGCACTGAATACCACCACCATAAGTGTTAGTTATGTATGGGCCCTGAAGAACCTGAATAGCTTGGTTCGTAACTGAGCCAGAACTATTCGCAATTGGATTAGCAGTTGCACTCACACCACCTACATCTGCTGCCATAACTGGTGAACATGTTATAGCACTTACAGCAGTTGCGGCTATTGCGTGAAGGTACTTGTTGTGTCGGTGACTGAATTTATAGTTGTCGTTCTTTGTATTATTGTGTGATTTGAAAGGCCAGCTCCTTGATAACTTTCCGTAAATTGAAAGGCTGCCCCCGCATTTTTGATTGTATATTCTGGTCGATCTGTTAGATTCAATCCGTTCCATGTCGAAGTCACTCCATCTAATGTTACTTGTGTGCTAACAATGGAATCTGCACCTGTTGGAGTGAGAGTTCCATTCGCTTCTACGTTTGTCCCTGTTACCACATACTGCCAGCCAGTGTTATAGTCCATCGAATTTATGGTCTCCGTCACCGTGCTGGTAGTCTCCGTGTGGCTGGTCATCGAGCCCTGAGTAAAATTGGGCACCACAGGCACTGCTCTTGCAGCACCTGCACCACTAACCAGTAGTAGTACTGTTAGTATACGCTTCATAGCTACTCTATTACTATTTCTGTAACGAATTGGCCAGTAGCCGTAGTACCCGCCCCTCCAGCAGTTAGAGTCGTGACTCCAGCTGAAGTAATGGTCCCAGCCAGAGAGCCCGCAACCCCACCAGACATCGTTAAAACGTTACCGTATGCTGGCATGTCAGCCACGACACCACTACCAACGTCAACACCAGAACCGATAGCATTTACTACGTCTCCTTGAGTCCAACTTTCAGAAAAGCTGAAGGCAGAGCCTGTAGTATTAATATCATATGCACCAACGTCTAGAGATGCAGCTGCAGTAGCAGTACCAGCAGTTAGTTTCCCAAAGTGGTTATCAGTTGCTACTTTGATATTAGATCCCGACACCGTATAAGTTGAGCCTATGCGGCTAGCATCCGTGTAAGCTCCATTAACACTTAACTGTGTGCTAGAGGACATTCTATGAGTAAGGTCAGCGTTAGCTGCTGGTGCTACCATTGCACCTGTCATCAAAAACATTATGATAGGTAAGAATCTTTTCATTTAGTGACACCAAACCTATATGTATATATACGGCAATAATACTTAATATAATCTTAAGGTATTATGTAATACATAGGTACCAGTAAATAAACTGGTCTAACTACTTGACAAATGCTTAATAAAAGTTTATACTAAATAACTTCGGTGAGTATATGCTCACTCTTACTCTTCCCGTTTAACCGAGACCTATGGGAAGTAAACAACGTCTCTCATCCTACCTGTAGATTTCAAGGGTACTACAGGAAAATAAGTTTCGCTGACTCCCTATCAGCCCTACTTACAGTTGGACTAATGACAACTCTTCAAAAAAGAGAGAGTTCATTACTTGCAGGATGGCCGCAGTTTTGCGAGTGGGTAACATCAACTAACAATAGAATCTATGTTGGTTGGTTCGGGGTTCTAATGATCCCATGTTTACTTGCTGCAACAACTTGCTTCATCATTGCATTTATTGCTGCTCCTCCCGTCGATATTGACGGAATTCGTGAACCTGTTGCAGGTTCATTCTTGTATGGAAACAACATCATTTCTGGTGCTGTAGTTCCATCTTCCAATGCTATTGGACTTCACTTCTATCCTATCTGGGAAGCTGCTACTCTTGATGAGTGGTTGTATAATGGAGGCCCATATCAGTTGGTAATCTTCCACTTCCTTATTGGAATCTCTGCCTATATGGGTAGACAGTGGGAACTATCATATCGTTTAGGTATGAGACCTTGGATCTGTGTAGCATACTCAGCTCCTGTATCTGCTGCATTCGCAGTATTTTTAGTATATCCATTTGGTCAGGGTTCATTCTCTGATGGAATGCCACTCGGTATTTCTGGTACGTTTAACTTCATGTTCGTATTCCAAGCAGAGCATAATATTCTGATGCATCCTTTCCATATGGCAGGTGTAGCAGGTATGTTCGGTGGAGCACTCTTTAGTGCTATGCACGGTTCTCTAGTTACCTCTTCTCTAATCAGAGAGACAACTGGATTAGATTCACAAAACTACGGTTACAAGTTTGGTCAAGAAGAAGAGACCTATAACATTGTTGCTGCTCATGGATACTTCGGACGTTTAATCTTCCAGTATGCATCATTCAACAACAGTCGTTCACTTCACTTCTTCCTTGCCTCATGGCCTGTAATTTGTGTATGGTTAACCTCAATGGGTATCTGTACAATGGCATTCAACCTTAACGGTTTCAATTTCAACCAGTCTGTCGTAGACTCATCTGGTAAGGTTGTTCCTACTTGGGGTGACGTGCTTAACAGAGCAAACCTAGGTATGGAAGTTATGCATGAAAGAAATGCTCATAATTTCCCTCTAGACCTTGCTTCTGCAGAGACTAGTGAAGTTGCACTTGTTGCTCCTTCAGTTGGTTAATAAATATCTCTAGTTCGAGATGGATCAGCACCTTGTCAATTGACAGGGTGCTTTTTTATGATATAATATGTGCAAATGATTTTTTATTATGGAAAAGGATCTTGCGAAGATTGCTGACTCTCTTGAAAGGATTGCTAATATCCTAGAGAGTAATGTTCATATTAGTATTGATCATGGACATATTGAACAGATTGATCATGTAGATCATGCTCACATAGATGATATTGGTGAGATACATGGTGATGTTGTAACCCATCCTAAAAACTTTTAATTATGCCTAAACAACAGAAACTTAAGTTCACTATCAGACAAGATGGATTAGTTACAGAAGAAGTTTTCGGTGCTGTTGGCAACGAATGTCAAGATATAACTAAATCTATAGAAGAGAAACTTGGTAATGTTACTTATGTTGAAACCAAACCAGAATACTATCAAAACAATGTCACACTTCAGCACGATACAAACGAAGATCAAACACAAACCACAACTGATTGAAGCACTAGAACTTCTTCAGTATGATGTTCAAGAGGATCAAGAATTAGTTAATCCCCTTAACCATCAACATGAGAAAGTAAAGGTTGATGTTTCTATTGGTAATGATATTGGATTTCGTTTGAATAATAATGGTGAGTATGAATTGGTAACAGACATACAAACTTGGAAAGATCCAGTTCCACCAGCAAGATTTATTGATAAAGTTACACAGCAGTATGCTAGAATGACTGTGCATAACACAGTGAAGGAAATGGGATTTGAAGTTGAAGAGGAATGGGAAATGGATGACAACTCGATTGAATTGACAGTTACTAGGTGGGTCTAATATATAATATGCATGAGTGACAGGAGGGAAGTTTGGAACTTGATGACCAAATTTCAACAGCACATTTACTTTTAGAAACTAGAATTTGTAGGGTCTGTAAGAAAGATAAGAATCTTCTTGAGGATTACTATCTTTCACGTAAAGATCCTACAAAGAAATCCTCCTATTCATATGAGTGTAAAGAATGTACTGTAAAAAGGACTGTAGAATATAATAGAGAACATTCTACTAGCGTGAGGTCGCAATATCTTAAAAGGAACTATGGATTAACCTTTGAGGAATTTGAGGCAATGTTATCTGACCAAGATAACTGTTGTGCTATTTGTGGGAGTACAAAACCACTAGGAAGACATAAAAGATTTAATGTAGACCACCACCATAAGACTGGAAAAGTCCGTGGTTTATTGTGTTCTAATTGTAATACTGCACTTGGTCTTGTTAATGATGATATACATACCCTTAAATCTATGATAGAATATCTAGAAAGCCATGAGCAAGATTGATACGCAAGGGATGAGTGCTCCTATGGATCCTAATTATAAGGGACCAATAAGAGCACAAAAACATAAACCTTGGGAGATTACACCGAGAAGATGTCACACTCCTCAAATGGTTAAAGAGTTAAAGATACTTATTAATGAAGTGATGGATGAGAGAGAAGGTAAATTTAATTACATTTCTTATTTTGATGTTGATAAGTTTAAGCATTATGTTGGAGAAGAAGAACCAGAATATAAACCTAACAAAGAATCCTACAACCCTTCTTATTATCAATGAGTGACACTGAATTTTTTCAAGGAAAGGTAAAGACAGTATTCAATACTGCTGAACCTGATGTAGTTCTTATACAATATGAGGATAAAGTTACTGCTGGTAATGGTAAGAAGATAGATTATCCTCAAGGAAAAGGTGCTATTTGTTGTGAGATTTCTGAGATACTTTTTAAAGAACTAGAAAAGTATGGGATAAGTACTCATTATATTAATAGATATCCTGTTGCTATTATGTCTTGTAAGAAGGTAGATATTATTCCAATAGAAGTTGTAGTAAGGAATGTTGCTACTGGTTCTATCGTTAGACAGACTACTCTTGAAGAAGGTAAGATTATTAATTGGCCTTTGGTTGAGTATTTTTTAAAAGATGATGAGAAGGATGATCCATTACTTACAGAAGATCGTATCAGATTGATGGGAGATTATCCATTAAGAGATATGGAACAGACTGCCAGAGAAGTTAATGGTATTTTAGGAAAGATCTTCCGTGATATAGGTCTTACACTTGTGGATATGAAATTGGAGTTTGGATATGATGTTGATGGTAATTTACTTCTTGCTGATGAATTATCACCTGATGGAATGAGACTCTGGAAGGAAGGAACGTCAGAGAGTTTTGACAAAGACTTGTTTAGAAATGATAACGGTGATATAGTTACAGCGTATCAAACTATACTAACTAACTTACAGAGGATCATTTAAAATCTATGGAAGAAAATCCATTCTGGGGAGAACCTACTCCTACTGATCTATGGGATGATATGAAAAAACTTGATGATCTTTATACAGAACTTAATTGGGATCATCGAGATTACCTTGAGTTTAAGATTGAAGGTAATCATATTACGATTAGGAATCGTTCTAGAGAAGGCAGATGATCTTTCCCTAACAATTCAAATAACTAAACCTATTAAATACATTTTTAAATTCTATTATGAAAATCTTTTTAGATACTGCTGATGTCACTGAAATAAAAACTAGATGGACTACTGGTTTGATTGATGGCATTACAACAAACCCTTCTTTAATTCGTAAGAGTGGTAGAAATCATGAAGATGTATATCAAGAATTAAAAGAAGTAGGTATCAATGATATTAGTATGGAGGTCATTGGTAGTGAAGTTAATATGATCTCTGAAGGTAAGAGATTACATAAGAAGTTTGGTAAGTGTGCAACGATCAAAGTTCCTTGTACTAGAGAAGGACTTCGAGCATGTGCCAAGTTAAGTGTTGATAATATTAGAGTTAATGTTACCCTAGTATTCTCTGTTGCACAGGCAATCCTTGCTTCTAAAGCAGGTGCAACATACATATCACCATTCGTTGGTCGTTTGGATGACATCTCATTTGACGGTGTAGGACTCGTGAAGGACATCGCAGCACTCTATAGAGAGCAAATGGTCACAACACAGGTTCTAGCAGCGTCTCTGCGGGATGTGAGTCATGCTGCACAGTGCTTTAGTTTTGGTGCTGATATAGTTACAATGCCTACCAAGGTATTTGATGGAATGTATGATCATATTCTTACTGATAAGGGTATGGATATCTTTGATAAAGACTATGCAAAATCAATAGAAAATCTAGAGGTTACTGCGGTATGAATAATTTTACTGTCTATACAATGGAAGGTTGCCCCTATTGTGAGAAGGTGGTTGAACTTCTTAAGGAGGCAGGGCAAAAATTTGTAACTTATAAAATAGACAAGGACTTTACTCCCAGAAGTTTCTTTATTGAGTTTGGACCAGATGCTACTTTTCCTCAAGTAACTGTAGATGGTAATAAACTTGGAGGTGCATCTGCAACTGTAAAGTACCTTAAAGAAAATAAGTTAGTCTAATGTCATGTCAAACAACTTCGAGGAAGTATATTATGTTCTAGAGGAAGCACTGGAACTTGCTTTCAAGGGTAAGTTTGTGGTAAAATTATATGAATATTTTCAGTTAAGAGGAGTCACTAAAGCAGAGGCAGATCAATTCTTACGTAGTTCTACTGCTAAAGAATATGCCGATGAAGTGAACGAACTTGATGAGTACATTAAAGGAGGTAAGGACAATCAACATCAACAATTGAGGGAGGCATACCATCATATTCCTAAACCTCAAGCCAGAAAGATAAGAGATTATCTTGCTTGTATATTAGAAGATGCAGTGAGGTACAGTAATGACAAAAGAAGGGGAAGAAAAAGTCGATCTAAATAATGACAAGACCGAAATCAATAAAGGTTTTGAGTTATTATTAAGAAACAGGAGGAAAGAGGAACCAAAGACCAAAACATTCCAGGTACAGTTCTCTATTTTTGGTAGAGAGATTACTTTTTATCTGGACATTCAAAAAAAATAATCTTCGGAGGAATATTATGTTACAAGAAGTAACCCCTTACATCCTTTTCTATGCTGGATTTGCAATACTTGCTACATTTGTGTTAGGATTCTTTGGAGGTTGGATTGCCAACAATGTAACATCCCAATTCCTTAACAGACCAGTTCCTTACACTGTTCATCCAGAGATGTTTGATGAGAATGGAAATGTAGTTCCCGATGAAATTTTAGCCCTACGATTTGAAAATTACAATGACACAGACGAAGAAGAAGACGACGACTAGGAAAACAGCCGTCAAGAGAGTTAAACTTCCACCCAATCCTTTTATCCATGAGATACTTGAACTCGTAGGAGAGCAAAGGACAAAGGCAAAGAGAGTTGAGATCCTTAAAGAGTATAGGGATGACTCTCTAACTGCTATTCTTATCTGGAATTTTGATGAGAGAGTACAGTCTGCAGTTCCTGATGGTCAGGTTCCTTATAAAGAGAATGAAGTACCAGTAGGAACAGACCATACTTCATTACGTAGAGAGTGGAAGCAACTTTATCATTTCATTAAGGGTGGTAATGATTCTTTAAGTAGTCTCCGTAGAGAGTCTATGTTCATTCAGTTACTTGAAGGTCTTCATCCAAAGGAAGCAGAAATTATTTGCCTTGTGAAGGATAAGGAGTTAGAATCTGTGTATCCAAAGGTAACACTTGATGTTGTGAAGCAAGCGTTCCCTGATATAGTATGGGGTGAGAACAGAGGATCATGACAGAAAAAGTGGAAGAAAAAAAGGAATTGAAAGAGAAACCAACGAAACCATCTTCCGCATGGTCTGCTGAAGAGAAGAAACTTATTGGTACTTATGGGTGTCAATTAATATATGAAGATGCTACTCAAGAACAATTAGTAGATAGAAAAGTTCCGACTGATAGTATGATAATATCTTATAAGGTAGAAGATAAAGTTCATCAGGATGTTTGTCGTGGGTCAAAGGTTAATTTATTTGATTTGTATTTTGATAAGTTTGGTAAAGGTTCTGTTCAGAAAATAGATTATGGACATGGAACTATTAGTCCTACACAGTGGGGATATAAACCACCCGAAAAAAGAAAGAGGAGAAAGGGATGAAGGATGATCAACTTCGAGAACAAGTGAATGCTATTATTCGTGATGAAATTCAGGAAGGAATAAATGAATACATTGATACTCAAGAGGAGTCTGAAAAGACTGGTCTTGGATTTGTTCAGAATAAAGATGAGAAGTTGACAGTTAATATACCTAATGCAGAAGTTGATAAACTTATAAAGAAGTATAAAAGGATCAAGAAGAAGCAGAAATCAAATCTGTATCAAGCAAAACTACTAGATAAGCACGGGAAACCACTATGAGATTAGGCATTATGTGTTCTGGAAATGGTTCAAATTTCGAGAACATTGTGCGTACTTGTAGATATGACGAAGTTGTGTTAATGATCCATAACAAAAAGGATTGTGGAGCA